TCGCCGACGACTTCGCGTTCTCAGCAGCCTACGCACTCACCAGCGCGGCCGACAAGATCTTCGTCACGCGCATGGGAGCGGTCGGCTCGGTCGGCGTGGTGGTGCTGCATACCGAGGATTCGAAGTTCAACGACGAGCAGGGGTTCAAGTACACCTACATCTTCAAGGGCGACAAGAAGGTTGACGGGAACCCGCATGAACCGCTGTCGGAGCGGGCAGAGAAAGACATCCAATCCGAAATTGACCGGCAGTACGACCAGTTCGTAGCAACGGTCGCGCGGAATCGGAAAGCCGATCCCGACAAAATCATCGGCACGCAGGCCGCCGTGTGCTGGTCCGAGAACGCGATCCCGCTGCTGGCAGACGAGGTCGGAACGCTTGGCGATGCGATGAATGCGCTTCGTCAACTGCTCGGCGAGCCGGTCCAGAGTTCCACGGCGGCTATTGCCGCAAATTCAACAACCAAGGAGGTAACAGCAAGTATGCCCAACGAAACGCTCACAATCGCCGCCGAGGGTAAGAAGCCGGGCGACGGTGACGGCGACGAGAAGACCAACAACGAACCGAAGTACTGCCATGCATGCGGAACCAAGCTCCACGCGGACGCGACATTCTGCCATGCCTGCGGAACGAAGGCCGAAGGCGAGGCGTCTGGCAAGTTCTGCCACGCCTGCGGTGCCGAGTTGCGCAAAGGCGCGGAGTACTGCCACGCCTGCGGCGAAGGCGCAAAGAGCGACGCCAAGAAACCGGAAGGTATGGCTCCGCTTGCCGGCCTTGCTGCCGTGCCGCTGAAGATGCGTCCCGAAGGCGACATCGAAGCCATTGGCGCACTTTGCAAGATGGCCGGTTGTCCCGACAAGACCGCGGAGTTCCTCACCAAGAAGAAGTCCAGCGGCCAGTACCTCAGCGTGGCGGACGTCAGCGAAGAGTTGACCGCCGCCCGCGTGATCGAAAGCGAGAGGAGCATGATTACATCGCACGTCAATCCCAACCAGGGCGCGGTTGGTTCGCTTCAGGAGATTGAAGCCCAGGCCACTTCCTACGCCCGCCAGAATCGCGGCAAAGAGACTCCGAATCTTTACGCCGAAAGCGGTACCACCAAGCTGACCAAGGAGCGCGCCTACGCCCTCATGCTCGAAGAGCATCCCGAGGTTTACGGCGCGTTCGTGGCACAGCACAACGCGAAGGGCCTGATCGCCACGCTCGAACGGGCTGGCATTCGCCTCGCCCGGTAGCAGAGAGGAGACAGACATGGCATTCGAACAGACATTACGTAATGTAGGGATTCCGGCGGCGGCCGACCTCACGAGCAACGGGACTGTGAATCCGCAGTTCTACTTCGTGACCGTCAACTCGTCCGGACAGATCAACTTCACGGGCGCTGGCGCCGTCGCCGATGGCGTTGTCCAGGACAAGCCCAACGCGCAGGGCGTGGAGGCCGAGGTCGCCATCCTTGGCATCACCAAGCTGCTGACCGGCGCGGCGGTCAATGCCGGTGATCCGCTCATGGCCAACGCCAGCGGCCAGGCCATCACCGCGACTACAGGCAATTTCGTGCGGGCGCGGGCGCTGGCAGCATCGGGCGGTGCTGGCGTGATCATCCCCGCGCTGCTTCTCGGCCCGTACAAGATGTAGCGATTCACCAATAGGAGAAATAACAAATGCCTCAGCCAACACTACAAGACGTTCACGTCAATCGACCGCTGACGAATATCTCCGTGGCCTACCTTCAGGAGGCGGCCGGAGTTGAGTTCGTCGCGGACAAAGCCTTTCCGGCGGTGCCGGTCGAAAACAAAAGCGATCTCTACTACACCTACGCGCGGGCGGATTTCAACCGCGATGAGATGCAGAAGCGCGCGCTTTCCACCGAGTCCGCCGGCACGGGTTACAACCTGAATTCCACCGGCACGTACAACTGCGACGTCTGGTCGCTGCACAAGGACGTGGATGATCAGATCCGCTCCAACAGCGACTCGCCGCTCGCCCCCGACCGCGACGCCACCATCTTCCTGACGCAGAAAGCGCTGATCCGCCGCGAGAACCAGTGGGTCTCCAGGTTCTTCGGCACAGGGATCTGGACCAACAACGTCAGCGGCCAAGCGACCGCGGACTCCACGCACGTCATCTATTGGGACGCCGCGAACTACCCGAACGGCAGCCCGATTACCGACATTCGCAACGCAAAGACCCAGATGCGGCTGTCGAGCGGCGGCTTCGCGCCGAACATCTTCGTGGTAAGCCGCCCGGTGTTCGACAAACTCGTGGATCACCCCGACTTCATCGACCGCACCAAGTACGGCCAGACCGCACCGAACCCGGCAGTGGCCACCCGCCAGATCATGGCCGAGATTCTTGAACTGGACGAGATCCTGGTCATTGACGCGGTGTATAACACGGCGGCGGAGGGCGCAACCGAATCCAACGCGTTCATCGGCGGCATGAGCGCGGCGCTGTTCTACCGCCCAAAAAACGCCGGCCTGATGACGCCCAGCGCCGGGTACGTGTTCAACTGGACGGGCCTGATCGGAACCACCGGCGGCGCCGGTGTCCGCATCAAGACCTTCCGCATGGAGCACCTGGCGTCGGATCGCGTGGAGATCGACTCGGCGTTCGATATGCGCCTGGTCTCTGCGGATCTCGGCTTCTACTTCAACAACGTGATCTCGGCGGTGTAGCCATGATGCTTCGTCGTGAATCATGGGCGCGGCTGACCAGGGGTCTGGTTCCGCCGCTGTACGTTCTGCGCCCGTTGCAGGGCTTTACGCCGTCTGACATCGGCGACGAGTATCCCGCACCGGCCGCCACAAACAAGGTCCAGTTGACGCGCGCGCGGCAACTCTACGAGCAACGCAGGATCGGGACTCAGGCCGAGGCCGAACGGGCAATCTCCAAGCTTCCCAAGCAGGAACCGGCCAAGGCGGGAAAGGAAAAGAGGCATGGCAGTCAAAGTGGAAAAAACACCCGTTAACGCTCCGGAGTTTCAGAGCGCGGGTCCGCAGCCGAACTTCAAGGGCAGCTACCCATCGAAGCAGAAGCAGTTCCTGTCGGCGGTGCAAACGGGCAACGGCGCGCAGCAGAGCATCGCGCACGGCCTGGGAGCAGTGCCTGCGGGCGTGCTGGTCTCCTGCGCGGACAACAGCGGAAGCACCAACGTTTTCACGGTCACAGAAGGTACGCACACCGCGACCAACGTGCTCGTGACGGTGACCACGGGGGCCAAGTACAAGGTCCTGGCCTGGCTCTGATCGCGACGAGTGAGCGAACCTGCGCGCTGGGAGCGAGGCTTACCGTTAAGTTGGCAGAATGAGGCTCTCTTTGTTCCTGCGTTCGTCGAACCACGCTCTGACGCGGCCATCCCATTCATGTGCCCCGGAATTCGTGGACCAGTGAGGTACCTGTATGATCGGTCTGGTTCGGGGCTTCTCCCACCATCGCAGGCTCGACGAGGAGCATAGCCTTGAACGTCGCCAGGGCCCCGGCAACCTCCTTTCCGCCATGCATGTCACCAAGATCATTTTAGGTTTGAGGAAGTCGATCTCAGCAGATAAGCAATTCAGCGAAACATCGATCATGGGCTGACTCAACGCGTCATTGAAGTTCCCGCCCCTGAATTTGATTAGATCAGTAACGTGAAAGACCGGTTGCCCCTGTACGAACGCGACTAGATCGGGTAAACACCGCAGGCGGGTCAATCGTTGGTCCAGCCTCGACATGTAGTTTCCGCGGCCGTCATAGTGCTCACCAAATGACGGTCGCTCACCGATAACGACTATGCATCCGGCGGTAGCACCCAACGAGCCAACAAAGCCAGGGTACGTCCCGTCGGGTTTTATTGGACGTAAGCTTCTCAACTTCGCCTCGACATCCTTGTCGTCAGGTAACAGTCCCCAATGTTCTAGGCCGGTCGCTGGGTCAAGTGGCCACCACCAAGGATCACAGTGTTCAGGTAGTTGCTTTCCGGTTCGCCGTTGACGGCGCTGTTTGTCCTGACCGTGTTTCGTAAACTCGCAGAGCAAATGGGAACGGATAATGTCAATCAATTCTCCATTCCCTGGCGAGCTCGTTGGACTCTGATTCGACATCTAAAGGTAAAGTCTAATGAAAGCAAACTCGTTCGGCAATATCCCGGTGCCGACGCCCGGCACGCCCGTCCCAGTTTCCACCGACCCGAACTTGCGCGTGGAGCGGTTGCGCTTCGCCGCCGTAATCGGTCAGACGGGACGCGTGTTTCTCGGCGTCTCCGGCATGAATAAAGCGAACGGCACGGGCGTGGTCAAGGAGTTCTGGCCCACGGGCTCTGGTGGCGGCGTCGCGGATTCATTCGACATCTGGGCGGAAGACTCCCGGCACTTGCTGCAGCCCTCGGATTACTACATTGATGCCAACAACGCGGGCGAGGGACTGATCGTCGCCTACTGGACGTGAACGTTTCGCATGCCCAACTGGCCCACAATTGAGTCCGTAGTGGACGGCGTCATGTTGCAGACGTTTGGCGAGCCGGTGGTGTACCAACCGGTGCAGGCCGGCGCGGCCCAAGGCGACCCGTTCACGTTAACCGCCATTCGCCACCTTCGTCCGCGCGAGGAGTCGGGCGCGGTGGCGAACTTCGAGGAGATCTCAGTGAATCCCTCCGACTTCTCGAATCCGCCGGCGAAGGGCGATTGGGTGACTGCCTGGGGCACGCAATACGTGGTGACGACGGTGCGGCAGCCGGATGCCTACGGCATGCTCAACCTGGCACTGCTGCAGCGCGCGAGTTGACGCTTCTGTGATCAATCCGAAAACAATACTTGGCGAGTGGGTCACCGCGATCCAGTCCTGCCCGGACCTGGTGACTGCGGTTGGCGGCGACAGCAACAACATCCGCGCGTTCATGGAAGGGCTGGCTACCGACAACAATCTTCGGCTGGCTATTCTCCAGATGCCCCCCGGCTCGATCCTGGTGGCGTGGAACGGTACGACGCCGCGGCGTCTTACGGGCGGCGCACTGCATTTCGCGCATCGCTTCTCAATTTACTTGCGCGCGCCGGAGCAGAATTCCACCGCCACGTATGCCGATCTGTTCTGGCTGCTGGTGAGCGCGGTCCCAACGGGTGCTCCATCGTGGTCTTCGCTCTTGCATTTCCAGGTCGACCCCAATTGTTACCCGATGGACATGGATCTTCCGTCCGCGCAGCGAAATACGGTGGTAGTGAGCGCAGACGGCGCAACGCTCGATTATTTCGAGGTGCAAGCAACGCTGGTTGAGCAAGGCAATCCCGGCGGGGAGTGAAGGAGAACGTTATGGATTGGGTTTTCATGCAATCGCCCGAGGGCGAAGTGAAGGAAGTCGAGGCGACAGCCGCAGAGCTTACACCGCTCATGGTCGCCGGGTGGCGTCAGGTTCCCCCGCCAGCGGCCACTGGCCCAAAACCGGCAACCCCGGTTCAGGAGAAAAAGTAGCATGGCAAACATCAATGAACTGCTGAACGGCTGGGGATTCGGCAAGCAGACCGCCATCGGGACGGCGAATGCTTCCAGCGCCATCTGGCGTCACACGAACCTCAATACCAAGCCGTGGGCCAAGGTCCCGGTGAACGAGGACGACCGCGCGGAAATCGGCAAAGGTCACGAGTTCCCAACGCAGCTCTTCAAGTCGCATTACAACATGCCGACTTACGAGGTCTCGAAATACGCTTCGTCGGAGATTCTCGCGTGGGCGATGGCCTTCTCACTGGGCAACGTCACCGTGAGCGGCAGCGGTCCGTACACGTACACGATCATCCCGGCTCTGGGAGCGACGAACCCGACCGGCCTCGAGTTGCCCTACTTCTCGTTCGTGCAGCAGATCCGGCCTGGTGGTTCAGCGGTGCTGGACGAAATGCTGGTGGGCTGCGCCGTCAAGTCGTGGAAGCTGTCCATCAAGAACTCTCCTGGCCGCGCCAGCGCGATGTGCGCCGCGGAATGCGTCACCACCGGCCAATACACCTCGCCCAGCGGCATCACGCTTCCCGCCGTCTACGCGCCGCACGAATTCAATGCCGGCATGATCAGCGCGTTGACGTTCAACGGCATCAACTATCTCTCAGGCGGCAGTGCCAAGGATTTCGTGTCCATGGAAGCGTCTTGGGACAACAACTTTCGCCCCGGCTTTTTCCCCGGCTCGGGAACGCAGGATGGCTACCAGGTCCAGGGGCGTTTCGAGTGGGGCGACCGCGTCTTCGCGGTGCAGTTCGTGGTGCGCGTTGAGGCCGGATCGGCCGAGTACTCGAACCTGATCAATCTGACCACCGGGACGGCCACGTTCACCGTGACCCGCGACGCCAACAATTCGTTCACGATGCTCATTCAGAAGATGGGCTTCAACGTCGCGGAACTCAGCAACACCGACGGAATCGTGACGCTCCAGATCACCGGCGTGCAGCTTTACGACCCCACCAACGGGCTGGTGACGATGACCGTGGTCACGCCGCAAACGGGTATCTGCCAATAGGAGGCTTGAATGGAAACCGAAAAGAAAGCGGGCTTCGATGCGTCGAAGCCGTTTGTGGTGCCGATCCTGTCGGGCGGCGAGAAGAGTTGCGAGGTGCGCTTCCCTTCAGACGAAGAGTGGTGCGCCTGGGCGCGCGCCCAACGTACCGTGCGGCACTTTCTCGGGCGCGGGAAGTCGCAGAGCGAAGATGTGGACCTGCCGAAGATCAACGCGGAGTTGTTCGCGAAGATCCGCACCGACAAAGAAGGGCCGGAGTTCGATGACGCCGAGGCCGGCATGGTCATTGGTCGCATCGAGCGGTGCGCCGTGGCCAGCGTCGAGCGCGAAGGCATCAACTACCGGATCGAGATGAAGGTTCCTGGCGCGCGCGTGGTTCATGTGTTGCGGATGCCTACCGCCAAGGAGATGCAGGACCACGAACGGGCTTCCACCAGCGTCGTGGCTGCGCGGAGGTCGGTCGAGACGCGGGCGTTCCTGGAGCCGAGCGGCGCGCTCTATGACAAGCTGCACATCTCGCACGATGGCTATGCCGGCGCGGTGCCCATCGTACACAAGTCGGCCGCAGTGTCCGAGGTGATCGCGCAACTGGCAATCGAGGCCGACGAAGACCCGGAATGACCGCGCCCGGCGAATGGCCGGAGGAGCCGGGCGTTCGATTCCTGATCCGGTCGGTGCTGCACCAGGGCGGGCTATGCGGCACTGATGAAGAGTGCCCCGACCGCGTCTTCCGCTGCCGGAAGTGCGGCTACTCGGCGCAGACAGAATTGAATGGCTGCCCCGCTTGCGGCGCGGATTGGAAGGCCATCGACGTAAGCCACGGGCCTAGCTGCCCGAAGAACCTGCTTGACGAGGCGATGGACTCGCCCAACGGCGCTCTCGTGCGACGATGCTTCCGCATTTTGAACGCCCGTGGTATCGGCTTGACAATCACGTTGGCGGACATTACAGAGGAGGAGTTTCGCGTAATGGAACTGATAGAATCCGCGCGCCAGGATCTGGTCCATCATTCTGAAAATGGTATCCGCGTTTCGCGATAGACTCTGCCGGGAAGGCCACGGAGTTGGCCTCCGGGGGATGTCCGAGAGGGGCTAGAATGTTCCGTATGCTGCGAAAGTTTGGCTATGTGGCCGGCCTTGTCCTGGGCCCCCTCTTGATTTGGCGGCTCGTTCTGCTCTTGCAGCAGGGTAAAAGCGGGTCTCCACTCTTTGCAGTGATGTTGATCGCGGCAATCGCTTGGTTGGCCGCTCTGTTGTGGTTCCTTCCCAAGCTTCAAGTCCGATCGGTGAGTGCGGGAGCAAATGAACAGAAAGGCCCTTTTGAACTCGAAAACGAAGCACGGCGCACAATGGCGCAGATAATCGGAGGGCTGGCCATCCTCCTGACTCTGTATTCGACAATATCGACGCTCAACCTTTCTCGTGATCAACTTGCTCTTGCTCGACAAGGCCAAATCGCTGATCGTCTCACCAAAGCCTACAGTTTGTTCGCCGATCCCAAGATGCGGGTGTTCGGCATATATTCGCTTCAGAGCGCTGCGCTCGATTCGCCCAAGGACCATTGGCCGGTCTTGGAGCTTTTGACAGCCTATATTAGAGAGAATGCCGCTTGGGACCCCTCCAAGAAAGGAGATGCACCGAGGCCCCGTCCTGAGGTCGAGGCCATCATGAAGGTCCTTCAGCAACGCGATGTTCGCAACGAGAAGAATCAGTCCCTCGAGTTCGAGAATGACCAGGACACTTTGCTTGCGATCACCGGATGGGAAAAGGACCCGGAGTTTGATAAGAAAATCGACTTGCGAGAGTCCGATCTGAGGCGCGTAGATCTGACCGCAGTGTACCTGAAGCGTGCAATCCTGTCTGACACTCACCTGGAGTCGGCTACTTTAGAAGATGCCCATCTGGAACGGGTTTACGCGCCAGGCGTGCATCTTGAGCATGCATACCTGCCGAACGCGCACCTGCAGTGGGCGTATCTGGTTGGGGCCTCCTTTGACGGTGCCCGTATTGAAGGGGCGGATCTGCGACACACGTATGGAGTGATGCAGGAACAGATAGACGCAGCAGAAGGTGATCAGTCTACAAAGCTTCCGAGTGGCATCACTCGCCCAGCGCGGTGGCCTCGCAAATAACAGTCGACAGCATCAAACGAACCCGCCGAAAAAGGCTTGGTTCAGTCCTTATTAGAGTCGAGTTCCGCGGCTGCTGATCATACGCTGTCTTGGGAAGAGTGGCTATGCCCAGGTTCCAAACGGTCCTCAAGAGCGCCCGCTTCGTCTATTCGCCCTACAGCGCGACCGAGATGCAGGGCTTCGCGCAGGTGCTGGCAGATTCGATCCGGGGCCGCATCCAACACGGCCAGAACATCTACGACCAGGCGGCCGCGCCGCTGAGGCCCGGACTGCCGGGTCGGCGCGGGTATCCCGACTACAAGGCAGCGCGCGGCCTCCGGCCCGTTCGCGATTGGACCTGGAGCGGGCACACTCTGCGCTGCCTCAAGGTACTGACGGCGAACGAAAACCGCGCGGCGATCGGGTTCCTCGCCGAGTCCCTTCCTGGCCGGCGGCTGACCGCTTCGCAGATCGCCGCCTTCAACAACCGGCGGGAGGCGCAGTGGGGTGTCTCGCCGCGCGACCGCCAGGCAGTTCTCGCCGCATTCCAGGCACGTCCTTTCGTGATGCTCAAGGCAGCGTAAATGGCAGACCAAGCAGAGCGCGTGATCCTCGAAGCCGAGGACCAGGTCACGCCAATAGTGGACAAGGCCAACGCCGGCCTGGACAGCTTCGAGAAGAAAGCCGAATCGTCGCATGGCAAGGTGATCCGGATTTCGGACCAGACGCGAACCAGTGTCCAGCGCTTGATTGCCTCCCTGGAAAAGCAGGCCGAAACGTATGGGAAATCCGGCGTCGAACGGTTGATCACCCAGCGGGATCAACTGTTACAGCGGTACAACCGCGAGCCGCAGGCCATCGACGCGATCACGAGGTCCTACGAGAAGATGATCGCCATGGAGGAGAAGGCCGCGCGCGAAGCTCTGGCGGTCAAAGCGGCCAAGGAGGCCGAAGAGGCGTTGCGGAAGCAGGCCGAATCCATTACCTCGTTCGGCGAGCGCGTCAGCCAATTCATGGAGAACCCGCTCCAGGGGGCGAAGGGTGCACTCTCGTCCGTGCTTACGGCTCTCGGTCCCTTCGGTGTTGCGGTCGCGAGCGGCGCGGCCGTCCTCGGCACCATTGCCGTGTCCGCATTCGAGGCGGCGAAAAGTCTCGGCGAGTACGGCACGCGCGTGAAGGACGCGGAGTTGCGCACCGGTTTGGCCGCGAAGGAAGTCGGGCAGTTCGGCTTTGCGGCACGCGCGGTGGGGCAGGACATCTCGATTGTCGAGCGCTTGATGCGCGGCCTCTCCCAGGCGGCCGACGACAATTCCCAGGAGGGCGAGAAGGTGCGGACCACCCTGCGCGGGATGGGCATCGATCTGCACACCGCCACCGGAGAAATGAAACCCACGTCCGAGATTCTGGTTGAGATCTCCGAGGGTTTGAACAAACTCCCGGAAGGGCTTCAGCGAGACGCGGCCGCCATGGACTTGTTCAAGCGGGTGGGCGTGGAGGCGATTCCGTTCATGACGGAACTCAACGAGAACCTGCGCGTGGCCCACGAGCAGGGCTTCGGGCCGACCGAGGAGGACATCCGCCGATTCTCCGAATACCAGCGCGAAGTGACCGTGCTCGAAACCAAGTGGGACTCGCTGGTCCGCAAGTTCAAAGAAGGGCTGGTCGTTACCGTGACCTGGGTCGGGAAGGGCGTCGATTGGTTCCTCAACAACATCTCGACTGCCGGCGACGATGAACGGCAGCGCCGCGAAGAGGAACAGGCGATGCAGGATGCCGCCGACATTCGGGCGGCGGGCGGCATCGGGGCGAAGATGTCGATCTCCGGACATCGGCGGGAAGTGGCCGACTTGGAACGCCGGGCACCGGACATCATGAAGAACCGCGATGCCACGTTGAAGCAAATCGAGGATTTGCGGGCCCAACAGCAAGGGCTGGTTGGCGACTTCGGCATTCTGCAAGCCATCGCTCCCACGCGCGACGAGGAGGCACGCGCGAAGCGTGCGGATGACATTCAGGGCCAGATTCAGCAGTTGCAGAAGATGCTGGATGACGCCGAGGCAGCCACCAAGCGGAAGGACCTGCGGGCCGGCAAGGAAGAGACGGATCGCATTCGCGCCCGCTTCTTTGGCACGCACGAGGGCATGGAGAAGGCATACGCGGATGCCAAGAAGGACGTCGAGCGGCTCCAGAAGCAACTGCTCGAACCGGACAAGCCGTTGACGAAGGCCCAAGCGCAGGATCTGGGCCAGCAACTCCAGGTCGCGGAAGCTACCGAGGCGCGCCGTAAGGCAGCACTGGACGCGACCGCAAAGGGCGCGGAGCAGCTCAAGGATTTCCGTCGCCAGGCGGCAGAGTTCGAGAAGAAGGGCGATGAAGCCGAACTCGACGCAATAGGCAAGATCTACTATCAGCGGGATCAACTTCTGAAACAGGCCGCGCAAGTGAAGGCGTCGGAATCGGAAATTGCGGCGATCCGCAAGGCGGCCGACGAGCAGGCAGCCGCCATATCGAAGAAGGCATCGGAGGAATTCGAGAAGTACGAAGAGAAGCAAAGGGCAGAGCAAAGCAAGAAGATGCTGGCCCTCATGATGCCATCCAAAGAGCAGATGAAGGAGTGGGAGGAAGGCTTCGCCGCGCAGGAACGGATCGAGGACATCGGAGTCCAGGAGCAGCGGGATGAGTTGCGGCGGCGCGCCGCGCGATCCGCGCGCATGGCGGAACTGACTGCCGGGCAGGAAACTCCGATGGCAATGTCCGAGGCCGAAAAGCGCGAGCAGTCGGCGCGAAAAGAAGAGGCAGCGGCGCAGCAAGCCTACCAGATCAGACTCGATCTGGCCGTGCAGTTGGCGGGCATCGAAGCGGAGCGGATATCGAAAGAGGAGAACGCGGCCAAGCGCTCCGTCCTGGCGGCGCAGGCGCAGAAAGACCTCTTCACGGAAATCGCGCAGGCGCAGGATCAGTTCGAGGAAAAGGAGGCTCAGCTCCAGCAGAAACGCCAGCAGGAGATCCAGTCGCAGTTCGACAACCTGCAGAAACAGGCCGAGAAGCTGATCGACGTTCTATTTACGAAGCCTAAGAACTTCGGCAAGGACCTGGTGAACACGATCCACGCGGCGGTGCTCAAGCCAGTGACGGAGACGCTGGGCGGCGCGGCGGCGAATATTCTCCATCCGATCATCTACGGGCCAGACGGACAGGGCGGACTAAACGGGATGTTGCGCGGCACATCAAAGGACCCGGTGCGCGTATCCACCGACCAGAACACCGCCGCGACCATGCAGAACAGCGCGGTGATGGCGGCGTTGACGGGCATTCTCGCCGCCGGGATGGGGATCGCCGCTCCCCACGTGTCTGCCGGAAGTGCCGGAGTGCCGAGTATCGCCATTCCGTCGATTTCCGCGGCTGCGCCGGCCAGCGTTGGCATGCAGGTGGCGTGGGGCGGCTATTCCCCGGCTCCCTGGAGTTCCAGTGGCGTGGGCGCTCCGGTCTCTTCCGGCGGTGCCGGTGGTGTGGCTTCGGTTTCCGGACCCAGTTCCGCCGACCTGGCCAACCTGCCCGTCTCCCATTCCGCCGCCAGCATGAACCCGCTGGCGATGATTCTGGGGAGCGGCGGTGCCGGCGCGAAGGGCGGGACCTCTGGCATTTACAGCATGTTCTCAAAGGATGGCTTCTCGAAGACGCTGTCCAACTTGAAAGGAACGGTCTGGAACCAGAAGGCATGGGACGCTTCCGATAGCAACTTCTGGGGTGGCGTCCAGGGCGTCGCGAAGTCGCCCGCAGCCGGTGCCGCTGGGATGATGCTTGCGACCAGCGGACTGTTCGGATCGCAGCGCGGCACGTGGACCGGCGCTCTCGAAGATACCGCTGGCGGCGCGCTAATCGGCGAGCAGATGGGCGGTCCACTGGGAGCCGCAATCGGAGCAGCGGCGGGTTTCACTGCCGGAGTGGTCGAGAAACTCCTCGGGATCGAGTCGCCGCAAAGGAAGGCTCACGACGACATCAAGAGCATCTACGGCGTGGACATCCCGCAGAACAGCGGCACGATCAAGCAGGTTGTCCAGATTGCGCAGTCGCAGTTCGGCGGGGATATCGCGGTGGCCGTGCGGTCGCCGAGCGTCCGTCAACTCGTCATGCTGTACTCGGAAGCCACGGGCCAGAAGATGCCGCTGTCGGCCACGACACCCTATGCCGGGAGCCTGGTGGAGCAGGGCGGCAAGCTGTATCAACAGGCCAGCTACCAGGATGGTCAGGCCCACGTCTACGGATCGAACATTCCAACGCTCGGCGGGATCGCGGCCGGAACTTATCCGACGCCGGGTGGCCCAAACACGGCAGGCGGCACCGGCGCGACGTACATGTCGCTGAGCATAAGCGGCTCCGACGCGGCAAACTTCATGACCGGACAATTCGTCACGCCGCAGTTCGTCACCGACCAGGCGATGGCGGCGCAGTATTCGAGTTACGGGCGCACCCAGCAATCCGCCAACATGCAGCTACCTGGATTGACGGTGGCGTGATCCGGTGCCAGGCAACCTCACACAAGTCGAGCCAAACGGGGTGATGCCGGCATCGTTGTGCACCGCTTTCACGGAGTTGCGGGAGTACGCTCAACTCCAGAACCAGTATCACGACGGGACGATCCAGCGCGCGCAACTTGCGCAGACCTCGCGCCGAACGTTCCGGCTCAGCAAACGCTTGAGCGAGTCGCTGCTTTCGGCGCTGTACAGCTTTTGGGTCTCGCAGAATGCCGGGCTGACCCCGTTCGCCTTCTACAATCCGTTCGACGTGGCGTCGGGCCAGCAGATCGGCAGCAACTACGATTCCACCGGCAACAACACACAGGGGCGCGTGACGGTGGTGTTCCGGGGGAACTGGGCGCAGGCCACAGACGTTGCGCGGACGAACGTGCAGGGGCTGGAACTTGTGGAGGTGGCGTAAGTCCGTGTTTTTGGTTTGACTGATGTGCTTTTGCCGGAGGTTCACGGGTGTGGTTAAATCGCATCATGCCCGTTGCTACAATGACTTGTTTGATCGAGTTCAAGGGCCTGGAGCCGATATGCGCGGCGAATGGAACGAACGGTCGAGATCAATTGCATATCCTGCACTAGAGGGGAGGCTATATGGCTGATTTCAGGCTCCTTTACACGATTGGAGTGAGGCGAGTTCTTCGAATGTCATTCATTCTGCCGCTCGCTGTTCTTGTTGCACTCCTTATATTGGCTTCTCGAACCTTTGGTCCGCGAGGGACTGGGTTGCCGCCGTCTCAGACGATCCTCGATCTCGCCGGCTGGTCGATACCACTACTCTCCTCATCGCTGGCCCTAGGATTTGTGGTGATGGCGATTATCCAGTTGTTCAAGCCGGAGGTGAGGGCAGCATTTCATGCGGGTGAAATAGGCCGTTGGCTCGGCAGAGGCTCCTATCGTGGGATCGCAGATGAATTCGTTTATCTAGTAAGCCCACGTGCTCACGATGCTCTGTTGGAGCTGCCCATCGAGCAGCTAGCAGCGCAAATTCAGGCTGCTTCTGACGCAGCGTTTGCTGATACGTTCGGCTCTCAGTCCCCGATGCATCAGGAGCGCGGGGCACACCTGATTCAATTGCTCCTGGGCGACGACTACAGGTACCCGCCACAAATGCCTGACGAGCCAAGGTACAGAGCTGGCGTGGCTTACTTAGTTCAGCGAAGGCTCGATGATTTGCAGATCCAGGTACGGCAACAATGGCGTCGTGTACTCAGAGTAATGTCCCTGTTCATCAGTTTGGTTCTTACTGTGTTCGTGGCCAGCGTTTTTGGTCTCTGGCGTCAGAACCCAATCGGGACTGCATTCTTGGTGCTGCTGTTCTCACTTCTTGGAGCGTTTTTTGCTTCCGCGGCTCGCGACTTCATTGCAGTCTTTGAGCGTTTGCGAAATTGACACGATAATCGTTGGGAAGGATATATGAGTAGGGAGCTCCAAATAATGCGTGACGGCTTTGGCAATCCGAGGGTTTACACATTGCCACAGGCCGAGGCACCAGATTGGAATAGCCCCATCTGCTTCCTCCTGCATGGCTACAACGTAGAGCCCCAAGGTGCTTTGCGCTCCTTCACGAATCTTTTTGATGCCGTGCGTCGAAAAGCTACTTTGCTGCCGTCATTGTTGGCATCGCGCAGTTGGCTGGTGTATTGGGCAGGATATGCAAGCGGCGGATTGGCGAGCGGCAAAACTCTCACGTCACCGCTTACTTACGCTTCACAGATTCCATCTGCCTGTGAGGCTGCTGCAGCGTTAAGACAGTACATCGATCAAGAGAGCTCGGGTCGAGCACAAGTGACGTTAATAGCTCACTCTTTAGGATGTAGGGTAGCTCTTGAATTACTTGACAGCTATGCCACTCTTGCGACACCAACAACTCTGGACTTTCCACTCGTGGTCCTAATGGCGGCCGCCGTTCCAACTTACTTTTTCGAGGACCTTCAGCGGCTGTGGAGAGGGGCTCTCTTACCAAAAGTATCACTGGTGCTATTTTCTGAGAAAGACTCGATCTTGACCGGGCCATTCAGGATAGGCCAGACCATCGCCGGCGAAGGGGTACTCCCGAGGGCGGTAGGAGCCACGGGGAGGCCTTCAGGGGGCTTTTGGAGCCAGAGGGTGTCCACGCAGAACAAGCACTCAGGATACTTTGATGATCCGGCAACCGCCACGGAGATAGCCCGCGTGCTTGGCCAGGCGGCTCCGCGAGCTTTACCAGAACGCGGGTCAGAGGGCATGGTTCTCCAGAGTGAAAAGCTTCCGGCGAACGAGTTGGCCTCACGGTCGCCGACTGAACGGCGCTTTATTACTTAGTTACTTAACGTCGCAGATCCCCTTATGGGGATTCCTAGCTCTTACCTCTTATTAAAGTGCGTCAGCACTGAAATGCGTGAGCATTCAGTTTATCGATAGCGCTGACCGTTACTCAAATGTCTGACACCATCGGCCGCATCGCCGTCCCTACGGTGACCAACTCGGGCCAGACATTCCCGCTCACAACGCGATACCCGTTCGGATTCTCCGTCGAACGTCCGGTGATTGTGCATCGCTTCGGCAGCCTCGACGCCAAGCAGGAGCAGCGGTACTACGTCGGGATCGGCCCGCGCAAGTTTCAGTTCAAGCACCCGAACCTGAACTGGGCCGAAACGAACCAGCTCAAGGCATTCTGGGAGTCGATGCAGGGGCCGTGGCAGGCCTTCACCTACACCGTCCCCAATCCCGATGGAACAACCAGGGGCGTGCTCGTAACCTTCGAGCAGGCACCGATTTCGTTCGAGTACCTGCGCACCGCCGTCCAGGTTGGACTGAACTTCATCGAGGTCGTCGATCCGACCCAGGCACCCAGCTACACGATCAACTCCACCTGCCTGCGATTCCCCTCGACCGCGCTGTCCACGGCGCTGCTCTCCGAAGTGCAGCAGATCGTCCCACTCATCCATATCCGCGTGCGCGAATCCGCGGTCCCCGACATCTATGTCTCCGACCGGCGCGCCACGGTGGGCGGCCAGCTATACCTACCTCGATTGATTGGAATCGGCGAGCCCGGCTCCGACGTTCTCATCTCGCAGGACATCAAAGGCACCTCCGATAACGTCCGCTTCACCTTCGGCAACGGCGACCGCGTGATGACGCAGCTTGCCAACGACACCGACCTGAAGTATGCCGAGATCGACCTCTGCCTCTTCCACGTGAACTCCGGGATTCTGGTGCAGCTTTGGAAAGGCGTCATCCAAAACTTCACCAGCGACGGGACACCGATCTTCCCGGTGACCTGCTCCGACGGGTTCTTCCAGATCATGAACCAGTACCCGGAGCGGCAGGTCAGCCGCCAGTGCTGGAAGACCTACAACGATGGCGTGAACTGCCCGTGGGCCAGCAAGGGGCGCAGTGCCTCGGCGGTGACGGCCGCCGGCGGCGATCCCACGAGCTGCGACTATTACCTTGAATCGGCGAATGGTTGCCAGGTGCATGGCATGTCGCCCTATTTCGGCGGGCAGCAGGCCGATCCGCAGGGCGTCGTTATCAAGGACGACTCCACTGGCTTCCTCGGCTTCGGCCGCAACACCGTGACGGCGACTTCGATCATCTCGGACACAGTCTGGGGCCTGGCGCTGCCGGAGATCTGGTGCAACTCGGGCGGCAATCCGCTTTATGCGTTCATGGCTACCGCGCTGATGGTGGATTACCGCGATGAATCGGGCTATGCGGACTCGCTCGGCATCTTGAGCGCCGGACCTCTCGGTGGATTCACCCCTTCGGCTGTCGTCACGAACGCGGATGGCTACAAATACGTGGTCGCTCCGATGGTCGATGGGTACCTCTGGCAAGGACTGGCGGTCAACGGCAACCTGAACATCACGAAATACCAGCCAGGCATGGGGCTGCGCTACGTCACCGGCAGCGACCCGGCGAACCCGAGCAGCGACTACTTCTCGCTCGGCCAGGGATCGCCGCAAGTTTGGGAACCGAACGTCTACGCGGCGGGCACGGCCGCGTGCGAAATTCGCATCGTCAAGTCCACCACGATTCAACCGAGTACGCCCGACCAGCACCAGATGACGGTCCCCATCGACTACGGCATGTGGGGCTGGACCTGGGACCAAAGCGGCAACCGAACAGGGGTCAGGGGACTGATCAATCCATTTTGGATTGCGGTCAACATGCTGCTGCGCGCGATGGGTTTGTTTGGCGATCCGTCCACGGGATCGAACCCCGCCGGCGGGACCGGCCCGACGTCGTCCGCGCAGCTCGCCACGTTCGTGCTGCCGTCGCTGATAGTGGGTGACGGAAGTGGCGCGGCCGAAATCGCCGCGGCGCAAGTGACCCCGATCCTGGGCGTCACGTCGCCAATCGTGAACTATGCTCTCACCACCGCAGGGGAGGCGCTCACCGCTCCGCAGATCAATCTCAACCCCGACGGCAGTTATTCGTTTTCGTATTGGACCAGCCCGCCACCGCCGCCTCCGGAGGGAACCGGAGTGCAGACCACCATGTCGATTACGGAGGCGCTCTCGCTTGGGTATGTCACGGAGACCAGCGTCCAGGGCACCGAAACCCAGTTCCAATTCCAGGGAGTCATCAGCAGCCAGAAGCCGTTCCGCGACTGGCTCACCGAGGTGCTCAACTGCTGCCTGGGCTTCTATACGTGGGAGTTCGGGAAGCTGAAGCTCGGCTGCCGGATCAACGCCAGCGCGGTGGATGCGTACACGCTCGCGAATTCTCTGTTTCAGACCCTGCGGCTGACGCCGATCCAGGCTGGTTTCGAGCACCTGGTGCTTTCGTTCGCCGATGTTGCTTATCAGTACCAAGCAAACACGGCTGACTATTGCGACAAGAGCCACGCGGCTTACTACGGCCGCGCCGGATCTCCGCTCACGACTCAGATGCACTCGGTGGGCTGTTCGTCACTCAGCCAGGCGCTGCGGATCGCGGCCACACGGACGCGCGAAGAAGTCGGCGGCGTGACTCCCGCCGAATGGCGCGACGCGCGAACGGCGGCGTGGCAGACGACGCTGCTCGGCCTCGGCAACGAGGTCGGGCAAGTGGTCTCGATGACCCACCCGGACATTCCCGGCCTCCATGGTACATGCAACGTCTCCGGCAGCACTGCAACGTGGGTAAGCGGCGATCCATGGACCTATGCCGGAAGCGCGACCGGGGATTCGGAATTGGTCAACAAGGAAATCGTGATCGGCGGCGCGCAGGTGACGATCACCGCCGTCAGCAGCGACGGTTCCACAATCACCACGTCGCCAGCGCCTCCATCCGGGAGCGGCCTTTCATTCCAGGTCATCACGATGTGCTTCCGCATTCAGCGATGGAGCCTGAAGAAGGACTGGTCGGTGCAGATCGAGGGGCAGACCGTCACGGACTCGATGTACGACCTGGACGTTGGCCCGAAGCCAATGGACGTGGTGCCCGCGCCTCTGCCGGCCTTGTATTATGCGATCCCGCTCGGCCCCGCCTGGGCACCGTACCAGGTGCAGGCGGCGGCGAATGACGCGCTGTTTCCGGGCGAGTGGACCTTCGATACCGACCAGTCCTACGCACAGATGGCCGACGGCAGCATGCTTGCGAACCTGGTGGTGACCGGGAAGCTGCCAGTGAACGAGTTCAGCGCCACCGGTGCGGGTGCGCCCGGTATCGGATCGGTCTCGCAGTCCGCGACGGGCGGATCATTGCCAGCCGACGCGACGCTGCGCGTGGCTATCTGCGCGATAGATTCAAGCGGGCTTCCTTCGGCTCCGTCGAATATCACCATCATCGGAACGTCGGCCTCTGGAACGGACACGTTCACGTTGGAAGGCATCACTTGGCCGGCGGTCGCGGGTCTCGTTTCGTACGTGCTATTCGTCGCGACGCAGGACGATTTGATCTGCGCGCAGGGCACCGGGACGTTGACGGCGGGCGCGAGCAACACCTACACGCCCGGCTTGATCACGTTCGCCGGGCCGTTGGTGCGCTCGACATGGGCGCTGCCGTCGCCATACGTCAGCAAGGTCCGATTGAAGGCCAAGCATGAGATTCACGGTGGGATCATCGGTGGGTCCATCGACAGCGTGTCGGCCGGCACGCTGGTTACTGGGTATCTCCAGGGCGCGCCGCCATCCACGAACCCATCGTGGACGCCGGTTGGCCGCATCATCTCGATCATCGGCAGGCCAGAAAACTCCACGCCGTATTTCAGCGCGAAGGTTACCTCGTGGAACCAGAGCACCGGCGCCATCGGCGTCACGCCCGACCCCAACGGCATCGTGCAGGAGGGCGACTGCTTCGTTCTGCGGTTCAACGCCGACGCTTCAAATTCCGCGAACCTCAACTCGATCACGGACTCCGGATGCCAGAACATCGCCTATCCCGCCGGGATGACGCCCGGAGCGGAAGTCGGCAACCTGATCCGCGTGATTCAGGGCGCCTCGCGCGGCACGCCGCCGCGCAAGATCGTCTCCAACACGGCGACCACCCTCACGTGGGACCTCCCCATGCTTATCAACCCCGGCGATGTATGGATCGTCGAGGAGCCGACCTGGCCGTACTCCTGCGACACGACCTCGCTCGATAACGGCAATCCACTGGCGGTCACGACGATTAACATGCCCACCAGTAATTTCGTGGACGAGACCCTCGCGATCGCAGGCTTCACGGTGGACGTGAACGGCAACGAGTCGCCCGACGGCGACGCGCCGATCCGTGAAGACTGGGTGTTCGGAGCGGACGGACTCTCGAAGGTCGCCGGCCTCGTCTTCCAGATGCAAGGGACGCTCGGCGTCGAGTCCAATGCGGCGCAGCCTCTGTATTTGAATCACCCGGTCACCGTCGGCGACGTGAAGGGTTATGTGCAGGCCGCCCCAACCGGCTCCGGGATCACATTCACGATCTATGTGGGCACCACGGCGTGGCTGACATTGACCATTCCGGCAGGCCAGACCGTGGTGGTCGCAACGCCGTCGCAGATTGGCGCTTTGTCGCAAATCCCGGCCAATACAGCGGTCTCAATCGGCATCACGGCGGTTGGAACCACATTCCCCGGATCGGACCTCTCGGTGTTCATCTACTCGTAAACCACCGTGGAGCAGATTTACAAACTGCAACCGCATCGCACCATTGCGCTGCAGGGCTTCGACGACTATGGCGCGGCGGCGGCACTATGGGGTGCGTCCGACACAGGGTTCACCGTCTCCGGCGTCTTCCGCGACCTCGCCGATTTTGCTGTACTGGTCCTGTTCCAGAAGGACGATCCGTTCGGACACCCGCTTTTCTCGTATCTTCCCGACGGCGACCTCACCGGGCTCGTTCTTGATTTCGACGTCACATGGCAGGGCATCCAGTCCTGGGAGTCGCTCAAGAACGCCTGGACCGACTGGAACACGCTCGACTGCACCGTGAACGGGGCGGGCCAAAAGGTGCCGTGGTTCGGCACCAGCGGTATCACGATCAGCTGCAACACGACCGGCCGCACCGGCGCGTCGGCCACCTACACGCTCAACCTGAACAGCCCGCAGGCCGGCGACAAGGTCACGCTGTGGTATCAGAACCAGTCCTTCATCAGCCCGGCGATCTCCGCGTCACACCCAACCACCGATCAGGCCATGTGGTGGCAGGGCAACGCCGCATACAACCACTGGGTCACAATCGGGTCGGCCACGTACTCCTGCCTGGAGGATTCGCTGAACAGCGCCGGCGTGGCGATCAACATCGCCGGCCAGATCAACGCGTCCGATCCGAATTGCACGGCCACCACGGGCGGAACCTATGGCAACGAGATTTTTATCACGTTGAAAAGTGGAATCTCCGGGCCGGTGGCGGTTTCGAGTTCGGACGGATCGGCCGCGGACACGCTCACGCAGACAACCGCCGCATCCATCCTGCAGTCCATTGCCCAGCAGATCAACGCCGTCAATTGGGTGCTGAACGGCCCCGCCGTGCTCGCCGCCGCCGTGGTGCTGCCGAATCAGTTGGTGATCACCGCGACGCCGGGCGCTGACGGCAACATGGTGGCGTTCTACCAGACGGACGACAACAGCAGCAGCCGTCTGTACTTCACCGCCACCAACTGGAACTTATCCGGCGGCTCCTCGGACAACGTGTCCTGGCACGTCCACATCGACTTTACGGCGCTCGGCTGGAGCAGCGTGGACAAGGTCTGGTGGACCATCGCGCCCGCACTCCCGAACAGCCAAGCTTACCAGTCAACTGAGTGGCAGATGGTCGTTACCAACTGGACGGTCGCCAGCACGCCAGCGAGCCAGCGCATGCTCAACGTGGCCGGGCCAGGATCGGTCCGGATCGAGGAGGACAGTACGTGGGTGAGCACTTGCGGATACTGGGAGGCCGCCCCCGGCAACGATCCCGTGAACGGCGCGTTCGCCTTCTGGAGCCAGGGACGGGCGATCCGGGCGGCGGCTTCCGGTGCCAGCGTCACCATCGAGACGCACTGCCAGTACACGCACGACATCTACGTTGGCACGCGCCTTGATACCATCTGCGGCATCGTGACCGCGACGCTGGACGGCGGCGCGCCGGTAACGCTCGACTGCTACTATCCCACCGCCACGACTACCCAGACGCGGCGCCTGCTCTTCTCCGGCGTCGCGGCGGGCGAGCACAGCGTGGTGATAACGCTCTCGGGCAACAAAAACGCGTCGAGCCAGGGCTGGTACTTCTATTTCGACTTCCTCGAATGCGCCGTGGCGAGCGCCGTTCCCGATCCGGCGGCGACGACCACCGCCGTGGGGGTCGCGACCGACTTCGACACGGACAACACATACAAGCTGTCGCCGCAGAGGCTGGTGTGGAACATCCAGAAGCTCGGGCTGCTCGGCGAGATCGACCACTACTGCGGCGTCTTCTGGTGGAAACAATCGGTCGCGTCCAATCCCGCGTATCCCACATGCACGGTCACGTTCTCCGGGAGTTGGAACGATCAGGATGTGGTTTGGCTGTACATCGGCGGCTCCGCGATCGGCAAGACGGTCTTCGGCGGGCAGGACAACAGCAACACCATAGCCCGGCACTTCGCCAACTTCATCAACGCGATCTTCGATGGCGTCTGGGCCACGGCATCTGGCAGCGTCCTCACGATCACATCCCATTCGTTCGGCAGCGTGTGGCAGTACCACGTTTACACGGCACTCCCCGACTCGAACACCGGCAGCGGCCAAGCTGCGGCGACGGGAGATCTTCAGGGCGGAACCTATGGTGTGACGTGGGTGATCGACCCAACCCAGACGCCGGTGCTCAACCGGGCGTTCCGCGACTGGACTACGGACTTCTTCAATCAGCTCAAGGCGAACAACATGAGCGCCGTCTGCTCGTTTTCACAGGAACTGGTGCAGCCGCCGGACAATCCTGCCGGCGGCGCGGTGTGGGTTCAACGCTTTCCCGACGGCACGGCGGTCGAAACCGCCACCGGCTTCGGTACCCTGAACAGTTCGCAAGTCGCCTTCAGTTCCGGACCGCAGAACTACATCGCGCAGGCGCATGCCGCGATAGCCGCACTCATGCTGGCGGCGGGGCTGACACCCAAACTCCAGTTTGGCGAAATCCTCTGGTGGTTCCAGGCGAATGCATCCGGCATGGCGTTTTACGACGCCGACACGCAGGCCGCAGCACAGTCGGCGCTCGGCCGCGCGCTGGCGACCTTTCTTACGCCGGATGACGATCCCTCGGTCAACAGCTACGCCGACGCCAACTTCCTGCGGACGCGCCTGTACAACTATGTGGCTGCAATCCAAAGCTACGTCCTATCGCAGTGCCCGTCTGCCATCTTCGAACTGCTGTGGCCGATGGACGTGAACGACCCGGACAACTGCAAGCTCATGCGGTACATCAATCTGCCCTCGCAGTGGACGGCGCGCGCAGGATCGGGCTTCGACACGTTCCTCATCGAGGGCTATCAATATCCGGGAATCGACCACGATCTGGACCAAGCGATCCGCTGCGCGCAATACCCATGGACGGAACTCGCCTGGGATCAGGTCCACTGCCGCTACCTGATGGGCCTTTACTATGCCACCTGGCCGTGGTCGCGGGAGTTCGTCAACATCAGCCGCCTAGGGCTGCCGATCATCAAGCTTTGGGCCTACGACCACGTGTGCCTTTTCGGATGGCCGCTGCCGCTGCCAACGAGCGACGACAGCTCGTTTATCTACTGAAGTTGACCGGTGGTCGCGCCAGGCGTGCAGGGCAGTGTGTTTCGTTGGGAGGCTAATCTCCAGAGGGGAAGGCGTTAAAATCACTCTGTACCCGATTCTTGAGCCGATGCCGGATGATGAACATCTGAAATACGACGTTTTCCTGAGTCACGCGCACGTCGATGCTGATCTTGTGGAGCCCTTGGCTGCACGCCTCGAAGATGAAAGTGGCCTGCGGGTTTGGCTTGACAAGTGGGTCCTGATCCCCGGCGCACATTGGCAACAGGAGATGGCTAAGGGACTTGAAGAGGCCAGGACATGTGCTGTGTGCATTGGGCGAAGCACCCCGGCGGGATGGTTTCGGGAAGAAGTTGAGAGAGCACTGAATCGCCAGACGAAGCAATCGACCTTCCGGGTTATTCCGGTGATTCTTCCGGACGGCGATTCTTCAATTGTCGATAACTTTCTTGAGTTACGGACGTGGGTCGTCTTCAAGAAAGGCCTCGACGACAAATATGCCTTCCACCTCTTGACGTGCGGTGTCAGAGGGGTCGCACCCGGACGATCCCCCGCCTCACGTCTTGAGGTCGATCTTGATGTGACGATGATACGTGAAAAACTGACGAGAATTCGGGCTTTGAGGACCGAGCGGCTGATCGATGACGATATTGCATTGGAGTACCAGCGGAGACTTCTCGACCAGTTGATGACAGGACGAGGTTGAAAGTGACGCCAGAAACACAATATGACGTGTTCGTCAGCTACTCAAAGCCAGACGATCGTATCGCAACGACACTGGCCGAGGCTCTTCGGGAGGCGGGTCTGCGAGTGTGGTTTGACAGGTGGTCTCTGGTTCCAGGAGAGGCTTGGCAGCGATCAATTGAGGACGCAATAGCAAGGGCCCGCTCGATCGTAGTGTGCGTTGGAGCCACGGGGGTTGGTGCTTGGCAGCAAGCAGAAATGCAGAGCCTCCTGCGTAGCGCTCTCAGTGATCAGCGTGGCCCACGTGTGATCCCGGTTATCCTCCCTGGCGCCGACTTTCAATTGCTCCCAGCCTTCCTCCGCGCAGTGGTCTCCATCGACATGCGGAAGGGCCTCTCGGACGAGATCGCGATAGGTCGACTGGTGTCTGCGATTGAAGGGCCTCGCGAGCGCAGCGAGATCGCCCAGGAGCAGGAGGTCGGCGACAACTTGAGGCTTGCATCTGACCTGGATGGTGCCACCATGCACTACGAGCGTGCGCTGCGGATAGCCAGAACAACCTATGGCAGCGCTCATCCCTTAAGTGCCGAGTTACTGAATCGGCTGGCTGGTGTGCAACGGGAAATGGGAAATTATTCACGCGCTCAGTCATATCTCGATGAGGCCCTCCAAATCCAATTAGCTGTTGGAAGCGAGTCGGAAGGGCTTTCAACGACCTTCAACAATCTCGGCAGTGTACTGCGAGACCAGGGGCGGTTGATAGAAGCGATGGATTATTTCCAACGCGCGCTGGCCATCGACGAGAAAGCCTCGGGATCTAACAATCCGATCGTTGCCAACCGGCTGAACAACCTGGGTAGTGTGTTGCGGGACCAGGGGCGACTGGAAGAAGCCGCCGCTCATTTCCAACGCGCGCTTGCCATCGACGAAAAAGCCCTAGGAGCTGACAATCCGACTGTCGCCAATCGGCTCAGCAATTTGGGCAGCGTGCTACGGGATCAGGGACGATTGGAGGAGGCAGTAACCCTTTTCCAGCGCGCATTAGCCATTGATGAGAAAGCCTTCGGATCCGACAATCCGACTGTCGCCAACCGGCTCAGCAACCTGGGCAGTGTGTTGCGGGACCAGGGGCGACTGGAAGAAGCCGCCGCCTATTTCCAGCGAGCACTGGCTATCGACGAAAAGGCACTCGGTCCGGATCACCCGACGGTGGCCAATCGGCTCAATAGCCTAGGCAGCGTGCTTCGGGACCAGGGGCGACTGGAAGAAGCCGCCGCCTATTTCCAACGTGCGTTGGCTATCGACGAAAAAGCGCTCGGTCCGGATCACCCGACGGTGGCCAACCGGCTGAACAATCTGGGTAGTGTGTTGCGGGACCAAGGGCGACTGGAAGAAGCCGCCGCCTATTTCCAGCGAGCACTGGCTATCGACGAAAAGGCGCTCGGTCCGGATCACCCAAGTTCGGCAACAGTCTTGAACAACTTGGCCGGCGTGTACGCTCAGTTCAAGACTGGAGACCGCGACGCGAATCTGAGGGAAGCGATTGATCTCCTTGAACGGGCGCATGCGAGTTTCCTGCGACTAGGATCGGCCTTCGAGACAGGCCAGACCCTCGCTAACCTTGCGGTTGCCTATAGCCGCCTCAGGAGCGGGGACCGCCATGACAATTTGCAACGGGCGCTCCACTATTGCGACGAAGCTCTTCGTATCCTTCGGCAACTCGGCCTCGTTGGCGATCAGAGCGAAACCGTTAGAGAGCTACAACACACCCGACAGAAACTGGTTGCAAGCTTGGCGGAACCCACTTAGCCTTAGCCGAAAGCCCACAGAACTTTCGCGATAGGATGCCGCCTACCAGAACTGTACGAGCCCGGAGCTTTGCGAGTTACTTTGCGATGAGTATCCCCCTGGGACACAAATGGCGGGCGAGCCCTTCACCGTCTGAAGAGAAAGGCGTGTACCATCCTAATCGGTCCCAAGTGAAGTCAAGATGCTGAGCTGCAGCATCGAGGCTCCGCCGAATCCATCCCTTTTTTCGATTTGCTCGACAGACCCACGCCATGCCGACTGACCACACGCCGTTGACGGCGGGCAGTTTAGTTGACTTTTGCGAGTCGTACTCCTCCCAAGTACATCGCCACACTCTGTGGCGTCGCTCAAGAATCAGGTAAGAGACCGCTCGGTCTCCCTCAGTACCAATAAAGATCTGGTAATGCCTGTCGTCGTCGGGCTCATCAGCGTGATATGCGACGAAACTGAACTCAACATCACCAGCCATAATGAGGCTCAATTCCTGGGCGACACGGCGATGCGCTCGAGGTGAGCCGGCGTTCACCAGACGAACGGAATTCGCGCCGGACGACGAAACAGACTTTATCTGGGTGATGGCACTTCGCTTCAGGCCGAATACGACGCCGTCGTGGTACTTGCGGTGCTGGTGACGATCGCGAGGAAGCGTTTCCACAAAACTGAAGCCGCAGTCAGGGCACTTCACGCTCAGTTCCCCTGTGATCCGATCAACGAAAACAGGCCGTGGCGAAGCCGTCGAAGGAGCGGGCCTTGCACTCTCATAATAATCCCGTCCCGATCCGCAAAATTTACTCTTGAAGCGATCAAGCACACCAACCAATCCTGACTCTTAAGAATCAATGACTTACGCCCAGAGTCGCTGGGGGAGAGGTGGTTGGAAACCATGGTTTTTGGGGAGCCAATTGTTTTTCTACGAGTTTCCCTACCCGATTCCCCTTGACGCCATCGGCCCGCCCGCCGCGCGTGTTTCCCCAAATGTTTCTGCGGTTTTGCGGCTCTCGCCGCCCTCTCCGTTCGCA